CATTTATGGTGACTTTTAAAGTGGACGCTAACCCTGTTGGCAAACAAAGGGCTAGATACGTCAAGAGGGGAAACTTTGTGCAAACTTACACCCCTGAGAAGACAAGAACCTATGAAACCTTAATCAAAGATGCTGCAATCGAGGCAATGGGTAGCTCAGAAGCCCTTGAAACCCCTGTAAGCCTATATCTGTACATTCGAGTGCCAATCCCTGCATCGGCAACCAAAAAGAGACTACAAGCCATTGAAAACGGGTCAGAGAAGCCAACAAAGAAGCCTGACGCAAGTAACATCCTAAAGAGCGTAGAAGATGGCATGAACGGGGTTGTCTACCATGACGATTCGCAGATCATCAATATCCACGTTACGAAGGTTTATTCAAGTCTGCCAGGTGTTGATATTTGCGTTAAGGAGTGTTTGGAATGAGCAACCCGTTTAAGATTACCGAGCCAACTTGTATCAGCTTCTCAGGAGGCAGAACATCGGCTTATATGCTTTACCGCATCCTACAGGCTCACGACATGAGCCTCCCGCCAGAGGCAATTGTCTGTTTTGCCAATACAGGCAAGGAATGCGAGGAAACCTTGGAGTTTGTCCATGATTGCGAGACAAATTGGGGTGTCAAGATAAATTGGCTTGAATACAAAGCCCATGAAACCCCAAAAGATAGGTTCAGAGTGGTCGATTTCGAGACTGCAAGTCGTGATGGAGAGCCTTTCTTTGACTCAATCAACCAAAACGGCAAGCCATACCTTCCGAATCCAGTTGCCAGAATATGCACAATCAACATGAAGATTCGGGTTATCCACCACTTTTTGAAGTCTTTGGGTTGGAAACATAACGAAAACATGGATTGGGTTGGAATTCGGGCAGACGAGCAGAGAAGGGCAGCCAAGATTGACCGAAGCAGAACACCACTTGTGGCGGCAGGAATCACCAAGGAACACGTTGGAGCATTTTGGAAAAGCCATGCATTTGACCTTAAATTGCCAAACAACAATGGGGTAACGATGCATGGAAATTGTGATTTGTGCTTTTTAAAACCAGCCCACCAGATTCAATCCTTGATCCAAGAAAAACCCGAGAGGGCTTTGTGGTGGATGAAGATGGAAGCTCACGCCAACAGTTCAAACAAAACCTATGGAGACGGGGCAAAGTTCCGCAAAGACAGACCAAGTTATGCAGAAATGCACAAATATGCCTTGGCTCAGACAGATATGTTTGACAAAGATGAAGAGGGAATTGCTTGTTTTTGCGGAGATTAGGGTTTATCCCTATGGTATTACGCAATCAATTAAGTAAGATTTAATTTTTAACAGGAGTGAATCATGGAAAAAACTTGGGAATTTGACACCACCACAGGTGCGGGTAGCGAAGTGGTTACTGTCGTTTATGAGTATGAAAACGATGGAGAGACAACCTATAACGAGTCCATCAAAGAGGTTTGGTTTGAGGGTCGCAATGTCATTGGCCTATTCTCTGACGAACACTTCAAAGAGTTGGACATGGAAGCGGCAATGCGTTTTCAGCATCACAAGATGAACTACAAAACAGAGGATGTATGAACGATATTTTTTTAGTTTTTGTCATTCCAATTCTAATAGTGTTGCTTGGAGCAATATATAAATTATTAGATACATATATTCAATCAAAAGATAATACTTCCTCTAATTGTGAACATGAATATGGTGAATGGAATGCATTTACAACTGAATACGCTTATGTTCAACAAAAGCAATGCGAAAAATGTAAATATGTTTATACATATCAATTACGAAAGATAGCAAAAGATGAGGAAGCGCACTAAACGTAAGGTTTGGGCATTGATAGACCCAACCCAACACGCAATTATCGGTGCTTCTATAACCCACAGAGACAAGCTAGACAAGCTCAGAATGATGGAATATTCAGCCCTAGAAGCCATGACCAAGGGACAAGGGACAATCCACGATTGGAGAACCCTTGTTGACGTTTTAAACCTATCCGAAACAATGGCAAGAAACAACATCGGAAAAGATGAAGTTATGCCTGTTTGCCAAAAAGCACAAGAAGCCCTACATCAAGCATCCGAACGCTATCAAAACACAAGAAAAATGGGTTTATCGGGTGAGGGAATCCAAGCCGTGAGAGACCTAATAGCTTATGCAGACCTTCAACAATCAAGTATTTCAAGGGCAGATTTTGAGAAATACATCCAAAAAACCAAAGACTACATCAGATCAAACGGCAACCTAGTGGTTGAAATAACATGACCAAAGACGAAATCATCAAGCTGGCAAAAGAAGCTAAGTTTTTTGTCAAAGACAATGAAGCCTATAGCCCATCCAATCAAGCAGATCACGAGTTAACCGAACACCTAGAACGCTTTGCTATCCTAGTTGCCAAACAACAGAGAGAGGAAGACGCAAAACTGGTGGAAAACATGACCCTAGAGTGGCCCGATCAACCACAATTTGCCCGAGTAGAGAGAGAAACTATGCAAGATTGCGCCACAATTATCCGACAAAGGGTCGTTACCTATGATTGAACAAAAGAAAGATGCACCAGGCAACCCTCCGTACTGGGTATGCACTAACTGCAAATGGGCTTTTCAGGCTTTGCAAGAGGCTAACGAGCATGGTAGGAGATGCGGTAGAAGTGAACTAGCCCCTACCTACCGACACTATGAACGGGAGATCAAATGAACGAACCTACACTTGCAATAGAGTTCATCATAAAAACAGCCCCTTTATATGCCAAGGCTAAATCTGATCGTATGTACTTAGAGGAATTCAGACGATCAAAACACGCACAACTGAAAAGCCTTGCGGGTACTGAAGTACTTGGAAAGCAGGACACATTCGCTTATGCACACCCCGAATATGTAGAGATACTCGAAGGAATCAGGGCAGCCGTGGAAATAGAGGAACGCTATCGCTGGTTAATGACAGCAGCCCAAGCCAAGGTCGAGTGCTGGAGAACTGCCCAATATTCAGCCCGTATCGAGCAAAAGGCCACAACTTGAACAACAAACTAAGCGCAAAAGAACGGGCACATATCGGGAGAGTAAAACTCTTACCATGCTCAGTGTGTGACGCACCAGGCATTTCCGATGCACACCATATCGAGCAAAAACTACAATATTGCGTGGTTGCTTTATGCCGTGATTGTCACAATTCACTTCACGGAACTAAGGCATTGTGGAGGGTTTACAAAATGACAGAATTGTCCGCCCTGAATAAAACAATAGAAAACTTAGTTGAAGCAGGCGGAGGAAATGCCTCTAAAACGCATTTAAACGAGTTTTGAGCCGTTTTTTGGCAATGGTGCAATAGTGTATGAGGGTTTTGCGGTTTTTTGCTTATTTTAGACAAAAGAAAACCCGCACTATGGCGGGTTCTAGGTTATCGTTTTGTGAGTATTCGTAAAATCAGGGCGATCATTGCATAGATCATTCAATCACCATAAATGCAGTGATCTTGATCTTCTATTTCATGCTGGATAAAGCTGGCAGCACTTCTAGCTTCGTCCTCACTAAATAGCCAAATAACGTCAATTTTGAGGTCATCGGCAGTAGCTTGAGCCGCTTCATGGTCTCCGTGATCGCCTAGATTGCACATTAACCCGTCATTGTTTAAGGCAAAATAGATCATGCAATCTCATCCTCATAAATGCCTTGAGTCAATTCCTGAGCAATAAACTCAGCACAAAACCAAAGAACAGCATTCGCAAAACTCTGAAAATGACCTAATTCTTTGGTCACATAGTCAGGCCATTCGCCTACTTGATCGCGGTAATCATCTAATATTTCATGTAATTCAATGGCAAACCTTTTATAAATTGCCTCTGTTTCCGTGTAATAGATCATCCCTGAGACACCGCCAGTGCATCCATGGTTTGCAATATCTGCCAACTCATTTTGAGAATAATTGTCTGATAACCATTGTGTGAAATCGTTTTTCATGTTGAACGCCTATAAATTGAAAACCTTGGGAAATTCCAAGGCCATTGACCCCTAAAACAAGGGCCAACAGTCTTAAAATTAAGCAATTTCAGTGGCTTCTACGGGCTTTACTGAGGGCAAATAGCACCAGGCGGGCACTCTAGCGGGTGCAAACTCTTTTGTCGGCATGATAACCCCGATAAAAGCATCGTCCATCTGAGGGAATGAGACAATAGAAGATTGACTACCCCGTTGCAAAACCATGGGAATTTGACGTTTTCCATATAGTTCCTCCGATACATCTACAAAGCGAACGAGTAGATCAGGGTTAAAAGTTGAGGGTTTTACATCCTCATCCTTGAAAACCATGGGAATGACTCGATCAGTATCGGGAAAACGTGCGTCATGGGCAGAGAATCGAGTCGTTGATTGACTATCAATACACTCTACCGCAAAGCCCTCTACTGAAAAACTAAGCCACTCATCCCCTTGCTTTTTAGTGCCCTTGAGCTTTGAGAGTGCCTCAGTAGGTAAAACAACGTTTTGTTTTGTGTCTGACCTAATGCCGTCAATAAGTAAGCGGCCTAAAACGTGCCCGTCAGTGGCTTCTATATACGTGCCCCGATTGTCACGAACAACGTTGATGCCTTGCAAATAGTAGCGAATATCTTTTTTAGCCGCTAAGTGAAGCATTGCGCGGATGTCTTTACGCTTGATTGAGAATTTCATGTTGAAGCCTTTTGAATTGAAATGATGCGACATTGCATCGAATAGATCACCTGGTTGATGACCTACCCGTTGAAATTTCACTTTATAAGGATGTCAAAATAAGCCAGTAAGCCCATGCAAAGCAATAGCCCAATGGCAATAGCGGAGAGAATGTCTAAAATTGTGTTTTTCATTGTCTGACCTTTTAAGAGTTTTTGGCCAACAAGTTGAATGACTTGAGGTACTCTCTCGCGCCTTTATAGGTATCGGCCATAATTTTATCGGCCAACTCTCCGCGCTTGTATAGCTTGACAATGTAGTAGCCATTGTGGGCTATACGCTCAAAAGTAGTGTAATTGCCGTTTTTTTGCTCAGTGATTTTCATAATATTTAAGCCTTTTAAGATCACTTTCCGATTGAAAGTACAGTAAGGATAGCAACAAAAAAAGAAAAAACTATTAGGACAAACCCTAATAAAGTACAATTATTTTAAATTATTTAATAAAGGGATGGAAATGGCGGGTAGACCCTCAAGCCCTCAGACTAGGAATTTCCTCAGACGATTGTCAGACCCTCAAAGAATGATACTGTTGGCCGCTGGAAATGGCGATCTATCCAAGGGCTTCGAAAACGTAATAGACCTCTACCATTACGTTCACAATGAGGGATATAGACCAGGCATGGAATTGAATTCCTTACAAATAGGCCGCGCAACAACAAACAACCCCGATACAAGTAAACCAGTAAGGGATGACATAAGGGAATCAGCAAGGAAAGAGTAAACGCGAATAGTTCTCAATTAGATTAGGTACATGGAAAAAGGTGCACCCTCTACTCTCACCCTTCTAATTGCAAATAAGAATCATTCGCATCTAGGGTAAACCCTATGACTGTATGCATGGCCAGTACTGTAAGGATAGACAGTAGTAGAAACCCTTAGGTAGAAACCCGTAGAGAATGTATGGGGGGGGAGGGGGTAGGTTGTGTTGGTAGATATTTGTGGTACATCCCCCATTCTGAAAAAGCTAAAACCATCCAAGGAGGATAAATGGAAGCTCTAAAACGAGGAAGAGGAAGACCCAAGGGGAGTGTCAAGATGACCATACAGAGGTTTGCTGACAACCCACCGCTTGTACTGCCTAAGACAGACCACCAGAGGCTCAAGGAGCTAAAGGAGTTGATGATTAGGAGTGGAGGTAAGGATGTGGCTCAGAAGGTTATAGAGATAGCCCTTAATGATGACCATCCCCATCAATTAGTAGCTTTGAAGATGTGTCTTGATAGGACTCTTCCTGTTTCTTTGTTTGAGAAGGACAAGAGTCAGAGGTCGGCAGTCACCATTAACATAACTGGCTTGGGGCAAGAGCCTACTGTGATAGACGCAATCCCTGATGCAGAAGACGTAGAGGCTAAATATGGCTGATCTAAACTTTAGTCTCCTTCCTTGGCAACAAGAGGTATTCAAAGATACGACTCGGTTCAAGGTTGTGGCTGCTGGGCGTAGGTGCGGTAAGAGTAGGATGGCGGCAGTTACCCTACTGATAGAAGGACTCAAGTGTCCACAAGGCTCTGCAGTTCTATACGTTAGTCCCACTATGGGACAATCAAGACAGATTATCTGGGACTTGTTGTTAGACCTTGGCAGAGAGGTTATTCAGAGCAGTCATGTAAACAACCTAGACATTACCCTGATAAACGGAGCTAGGATATACGTTCGTGGTGCTGATAGACCTGATACTCTTCGTGGAGTCTCTCTAACGTATGCCGTTCTCGATGAGGTTGCTGACATTAAGCCTGAAGCATGGGAACAGGTCATTCGAGCCAGTTTGTCTGATAAACGGGGGAGAGCACTGTTCATCGGAACTCCGAAGGGCAGGAACTGGTTTTACGATACCTTTAAGCTAGGCGAGAGTGAGGATGATCCTGATTGGAAGTCATGGCACTTCACCACTGCTGATAACCCCTTGATCGACGCAAAAGAGATAGAAAGTGCCAAGAAAACCCTGTCATCCTTTGCTTTCAAACAAGAATACATGGCGAGTTTCACCAATGCGGGTTCTGACATCTTCAAGGAAGAGTGGATCAAATACGGGGTTAAGCCTGAACATGGAAGCTATTACATCGCTGTTGACCTTGCAGGATTCGAGGAAGTTGCCAAACAAGCAGCCAATTCTAAGAAGCGTCTGGACGAGTCTGCTATCTCAATCGTTAAGGTCACAGAAGATGGGAAGTGGTTTGTTGAGAAGATTGAGCACGGGCGCTGGGATATCCGTGAGACTGCTTCTAAGATTCTGATAGCTATTAGAGACTACCGACCACTTAGTGTAGGGATAGAGAGGGGGGCGTTAAAGAACGCTGTTTTGCCCTACTTGTCAGACCTTATGAGAAAGAACAACACCTATGCCCATATCGTAGATTTGACGCATGGGAATAGAAAAAAAGCGGATCGAATTATCTGGGCTTTACAAGGTAGGTTCGAGCATGGCAGAATTGTGTTAAATTCGGAAGAAGATTGGGATGAGTTCGTAGACCA